AAAGGTTGAAGTATTGCTGTTTTGATTTCGGGCTTAACTTTTCAAACTCTTTACTTTTCATTTGGCGGTTCCTTTCTGTTTGTACCGCCCCTTGCTATGGTTTAATTATATCATGCGCATAACATAATTACAATAGTAATATTGCACAAAGATAATGCGCATTATCTGTACATGTTTTGTATTGCGCATTACATTCAAATGTGGTAAACTACCCTTAAAGGAGTGATTGCCATGCCCGGAAAATATAACGATTATCGAAACCAGTTCCAGCGTGAAAACTATGATCGCCTTAATGTTCCCGTTGCCAAGGGAACAGTCGCAGCGTTGAAAGAGTATGCAAAGCAAAAAGGCTATGACGGATATAGCGATTATATCCGCGCACTGATTCTTGCAGACAGCGGCATTGATACAACACGCAAAAAAGAACAATAAACGGAAACACGGCAGACCGCCCGCATGGGTTGTCTGCCGTGTGCTGTTTTAGTCGTTGTCTACATCATCGGGGATGCCGTCACCGTCACTGTCGGGCACTTCGGGCAATCCCGCAATGCTTGTCAGCAGAGACAGCAGGCCAGCAAGGGCGGATGCGCTGACAACGATACGCCAGTCAACAGCCCCCAGAACGGCGGCGCTGCCGATGGTCGCAATGGCCGTCTGTGCAACGGTCTTGATCGCGCGAACGGCAGCGGCCTTTGCAAGGGCACGCAAATACTTCTTCTTCATGTGTTCACTTCCATTTCTCCGCTATGCACGGGGAGACTTTCGCACGTTTCGACAATGTGCTTGATGGACGGGTCGCCATCTCCCAAAGCAACATAGGGGTCATAATAATTACGCAGGGTTTCCAGCCCGTAAGGCGGGATGTAGCCCTTACTTATGTAGTGCAGGCCCAAATCCATGACTTGGCCGCGCAGAAGGGCTTTGACAGCGATTTTGACGTTCCTGTCCTCTGCCTTGGCTTCTTTCCTACGGCCTGCCAGATAGCCTGCCAGAGCGCCCGCGCAGGCCGTCACAAGCGACGACAGCAGACCGGGCAGCATCTGTGCAATAATCTGTTCCATCGGTCAACCCTCCGCCCACATGCTGGAATAGCCAACAGACAGGCCGTGTGCTTTCTGCTGCAAGACGCTGGCCGCAGCGGTGGTCATGGGCGGGAATGTGACGGTGTAGGCCGTCGGGGTGCTGCCATTGGCAGCGGCAAGGATAGCGTCGAAGTCGCCCTTGCTCATGGGGCCGATGGTGGGGCACTGCAACGGTGTGGTGTTCTCTGCGGGTTTCGTGTCGGTGCTGGGCTTCGGGTAGCCGTTCAGGCCCTTGGCGCGCATGATGGCAGGATAGTCCACATAGGACACATCGCAATCCAGCGACGCGCCAAAGCCCTTGATGCCCAGTGCGTTGCGGCTGGAATACTGCCACAGTCCATTTTTGACGGCATCGGTGTCCGTGGCCGTGTAGGCCGCTTCCCATTTGTCAAAACCGTTCAACGCAGACAGGTTCGTGTAATTAACGAAGAAATCACGCGAACAATACACTGCTGCATAATAGCCCGCCTTTTCCCACACTTCCAGCGCGGATTTGATGATGGCGGTATTGACGGCTTTGCCGCACGTTTTGTTGAACGGCTCATATTCAACATCGTAATAGATGGGATAATCGAACTTGTGCCCGGAAATAGCTTTGATGACCTGCTGTGCCGTGATAGCCGCCGCGTCAGCGCTCTGATCGTAACAATAGACATAGATGCCCATGGGCACGCCGTACTGCTCACAGCCCTTGATATTGCGCAGCAGGTGGCTGTCCATGTGCAGACCGCCTTTGCCGTGGCGGGCGGAATAGCCCGCGCGCAGGATGGCAAAACCGGGGCTTGTGCCACCGTTGACGCGGCGCAGTTCGGATGCCACAGTTGCCCAGTCGATTGCGCCTTGATGGTGGGAAACGTCGATTCCGTAGATTTTAGACATCGGTTTGTTCCTTTCTGACTGGACAGATGCCCAGCGCGTAGTTAAATTCAAGTTCTGCCAGCGCGGCCCGCTGATCGGCGGTGTCGGCCCCTGACGCTTCGGCAACGGTCAGTGCATCATCGACCAGATCGAGCGCCGCGCGGGCAAGGTCTGCCGGAATCAAGGGCGCGGGCCGCAAATCTGCGTTGCCTGCAACTCTGTAAGATTCCCGTTGTCTACCTGTTCCCACACCTGTGCAGCAGTGGCGCGGCCAAGCCTGTACATAAGTTTCCAGAATGCCATAGGTTACACCCCCATCATAACGGCAAGCGTGTCATAGATCGCGTTGATCTGTTCCTGCACAGTGGGCAGGGGTTCATCCTCTGCCCACGCAGCGGCATACGTCCACCAATCATCAAATTTTGCATTGATGGTATCGGTGGTTTCGCCGGAACGGTCTGCGCCCAGCTTGCCGACAGCAGTTTCACACTGCCACGGTTCGGCATCGGGCGTTTCGGTGGTGGTATCGGATTTTACCTGCTTCGCATTTCTGCGCAGATAAAGCCACACCGTACCATCGGGCATCGGTTCCAGTGTGACGGCAGCGGGTTTGTGGTCGAGGGATTCCGTAATAATCATACGGCAAGGCTCCTTTCTTTGATCGCGGCGGCACGCACCGCCCATTTTGCAGATTTGAATAGTTTCTGTTGGTTCAGCACTTCGGCAGCGGCGCGGGATTTTGTGCCCTTGAAATATCCGTTGTAGCTTATCAGGCGGTACGAACGGTAAAGTGGGATGAAGTGGCTGCGCTTCAAGTCTGCACCTGCGCGCATATACTGCCGCCGTGCTCGCTTAAAAATACCCGGGCGAACGGTAGTATAGGTGCGGTGCATGACATACCCTGCCATATCCAGACCGGGGCACCCTTTGGCCGCGCCTTTCAGGTGTCGGCGGCGGTGTTCCTCTGCCGCCGACAGGAAGTCAACACGCACCCAACTGTCTTTGATTGTCAGGTGCAGCGTGTCTTTGACCCATTTTGTAATCTTACGGGCCGCGCTCTGGATGTCAGCCCACCGTCGGCCCATCAACACAAGATCGTCCATATAACTGCCACTGCGCACCACAAGCGGCACGGACACACCACGCCGGGTCTTGACATAGCCAAGGATGCGGGCAAGAATATAACTTGCGACAAGATTGAACATCCATGCTTCCAGATAGCCACCAATCAGCAATCCGCCGTTCGGTGACATTGCCAGCAGGCAGCGCACAACGGCCAGCAGCCAAGCGGCGCGCGGAATTTCATATTGCAGAATCGCAAGCACAAGTTCCTGTTTCGTATGCTCGTATGCGCCTTTGACATCCAGTTTTAAGGCGTGCTGGATGCCAAGACTTTTACGGCGCAGCCATCGTTCAACTTGCCGCTTTAGTGCCGTCTGGCCTTTCTTCGGGATGCTGGCGAACTGATACGGCAACAGTCTTGCGCGCAGCAGTGGCCGCAGGCCAAGATAGGCCAGATGCCCGAAACATTGATGCAGCGGGCAACAGTCAGACAACTGCCGCAGTTTCATACTGATACCATCAATGCGCGGGAAAGTATGCACCGGGTCAAGGTCAAGATCGTTTGCACTGCCGTCCAGCAGATCATCAATGCGCTGTTCCATTTCAAGGGCAATGCCGTGAACTACTTCAAGGCGCGGCCCCATATCCGCCACGCGGGCGGCGGTCTGTAATTCTGCACGGGTAACACCTCCGTACTTTTCCGCCATAGCCAGATAATTACGACGGAACCATTTATCGTTAAAGGCTTCTAAGGCCGCTTGCTCACACAGTTCATGTGTAAGCGGCATATATCTGTTCTTTTTCAAACCCTCAAAGCCTTTCGTTCTTGCTGATGTTCAACGACGTTCGGTTGCTGTGGCCCTTGCAGCAGGGCCGCAGTATCTACTACTAGCCGCCACGCAGGCCCATGGCCTGCGGCCATACACACCACCCCGCGCGTATCTCTCGCATCGGCGCAGCTATATGGTGTCGGTATCACATGATCTTAGCGGTCAAAGCCGCAGGCGCGGTACAACGCTTTTGCCCGCATTGTGCGGACTTTATTTTCATCAGCATGGCGGGGCGAACCGTTCCAATTCGAGTTCGCGGGCGAATTGTTGCCATTCGCGCACGGGATGCCACACGCGCCATTGTCGTTAAGATTGCCAGAACGCCAAGGCGCGTACAGGCCCGCACTACCGGGGGAATTGAAAGCCGCCGAACGCCGCTGTACCGCTCCATAAGGAATATTGCTTACAGGATTATGTAGGGGCCTGCTGCCCCTCTGGGTGGCGCTTACGCGCTCACCCATTCACCCCGCTTTTTACCGCTTCCTGCAAGGCGGGGCGAACCGTGCCAAAACGAGTACGCGGGCGAATAGTTGCCAACCGCGCACGGGATGCCACACGCGCCAAAGGCGTAAAGATGGCCAGAACGCCAAGGCGCGTACAGGCCCGCACTACCGGGGGAATTGAAAGCCGCCCGCACATAGGTGGAATCACTGCCGCCAAATTTCACAGGGTTCATGGATTCAGCGGCAAGTTTGTTCAGTGCGCGGATATAGTTCCAACTCCATTTGTTGGCGTTGGGCAGATCGAACGAACTGGTCTTTTCATAGTTCGCCGTGATGCTGCCCGCCTGTTTCTCGGAATCGCGGCAGGAATAGACATCATAGTGCCAGTGATCGTCAACAAGACTTGCCTGCCACAGCGGGTCGAGTTGTTCGGTATAGTTGCCGATCTGCATTTCAACGCCTGCCACGCGGTAGGGGTATTTACCATTCGTCAGGTTGCCCATGCAGCCATCACTATGACCGGGCAGACATTCCGTCGTGCCGGACGGCCACGGCATGGTAGACAGCAGCATGGTAGTGGTCGGGGAAATGGCATCCGTCAAATCCAGATTCACAATGCCGTATTCCACACCGCCGATAACTTCAGATGTGACGCTGACGACCTTTGCCCAGCTCAGAACGTTGTGGTTATAAGAAGTATTGCGGTCAGTGCCGGGGCTGGTTTCGCCGCTGCGCTCACCCAGACACACGCCGGAACCGGGCAGGATGTTTGCGGCCTGCGCCGTAGTCAGCACAACGCGCTTGACGTTTGCTTCGGCCACGGCGGGGGTATACTGGTAATTGTAGGACGTGCAGCCCTCCAACTTGCCGCTGTTGCTCTTTGTCCAGTGGCGCAGCCGCCATGCGGACAAGGCAAACTGCTGATCGCAGTCGTTCCACAGTCCTTCGTATGTGGTAGTTTTACGGGCCAGAGGGATGCCAGCGTTGGCGCTGACCCAGACCATGGGCGGCTTGCCGATGCCGCTTGTCATGCCGCCTTTCGCATTCAGACCGCCGCAGTAAGCGGGATGCCACGTCATAACGCGCATCGCGCCATCGGGGGCAACGTCGCCCGCCATCGGCACATAGCCGTTGCCGGGATAGGTGCGCCAACTGTTATACATATAGCTGGCATCTTCCCATTCTTTCAGGCACAGCGCCAAAGAGAAGCAGTAGACGGGGGCGGTTTCGCCCGTGATGTCAAACTCGCGTTCACCTTCCAGCGCAAGGATGTTCATAGTGCCATCGGCAAGGCTCAAAGCATTACCGCGAATGTACCACGTCATCAAATCTTCTTCGGCCCAGTCGGTTACATCGGTGGTGGTATCGGTCACAAGCGGTGCAGCGGAACGGCCATCCGCCAGATCGTCCAGCGGCGTACCCGTGTAGTCAGAAGATACCGTGTCCAGATAGAAGCGCAGCGTGTAGGCCAGTTTGTACCCGGCTTTTGCCATCATGGCAAAGAAGCGGCACAGGCGGTCATACTTCGATGCACCGCCGGTGGCGCTCAACGGCCACCAAAGCCAAAACACTTTTGTAGTGTTCGTGCCGTCAAGCAGTGCGCCAAAACTCGCGTCGATGAACTCGGCGCTTGCATTGCCCGCCGCAATCGCGGCCAGCAATTCCGTCTGCTGCGACATAAGATCACGCATTTCTTTGCCCGTGTCATCGGTAAAGGGAAAACATACAGGGTTCATGCTTTATACCTCGCTTTCATCGTTTACGAAAAATGCAAATCTGCCGTCGCTGGTATAGCCGAAAGAATACTTTGCCGCGCCCGCATAGCCCGCCGCTTCGTCGGCGTAGGTCTTGGCCTGCTGCATCAACTTGCCAGCAGCGTCCTTGCTCTGGGCGGCCTGCGTGGCCTGCTGGGTTGCAGCATTCTGGGCTGTCTTGGCAACATCGCGGGCGGCAACAGATGTCGCCGCAGCGTCAGACGCTTCCTTCGCGCTGTCAATGATGGATTCCACAGCTTTAAGGGCAGTGTTCTTGCCTTGCTCGACCTGCTCGGCGGCGTTCTTTACATCGGCGGTGGCATCGGCAGTGACCTTTGCGTTGTTTGCAACCTGCACGGCCATGGCCTGCAAATGCGCCACAAGATCAGTGCCGCCGATGTCCTCAATGGGGGCTTCGGCGTTTTCCTTGGCAATGCCCGTGCCCATTTCACTGTGCCATTCATGCAGTGACACGCCGCTGTCATCAACTTCGATACCGCACACATTGAAATGCAGCTTGCCTTTGCGCGCCATTGCGGCGGGGCTGGGTGTCCAGTCCATTTCAATGCAACCATCAGATGTAAGCGTGGTGATGTCGATGGGGTCGGAGAACGGCCCGCCGCCGCCATTGTTACCAACGACGCGCCAAACAAAATTTTTGGACAGGTCAAGGCCGCTGGCGGTTACATGGCCGTTGATGCGGATGTGCTTTGTTTCAACGTTTTTATCTCCGGCAACGCCGAACAATTCCTGCCCGGTGGGAATTGTGATTGCACGGGTCAAGACATCAATCGTGATAAGTTCTGCCATGGTTCATCCCTTTCTTAGTAATACAGCAGGGTGATATTTCGTATAGGAGCGCCGCCCTGTCGGTTTGCGACATATATAGTGTTTCCCACAATACGAATGCTATCTACAATGTTGCTGCTTCCGTCGCCGGAACCGCCGTCAAGCGACGCGACACCGACAAGCGTTCCACCTGTCAACGTATAGTGCCACTCCATTGCGGGGTATTCGTGCGGCCAGTTTGAAACGGTCATGGTGATCGTCTTTAAGGGCTTGGCAACTACGCTGCCGCCGCCACTGTGCTTTCCGGCTGGCACCGTGATAGACCCGCCCGGCGTAAGCGTTGCGCCCCAATCGCCGTTGTCGGCCATCTGGCCCCCTTGCTTACTTTTGGCATCGGTGTTATAGAACGTTTTTCCTGCCAGTACATCGGCGGCGGTAGCGCTACCGGACAGAACAAGACTGCCCCTCTTTTTGTTTTTCGGGTCAGTGGTATAAAATTCCTTCCCGCTGAGCACATCGCTTGCATCAGCATTGCCGGACAGAACCAGTGTGCCGCCGATGCGCAAGCCCTCTTTGCTTGTCATGGTGTACCCGGCCATCAATTCAGCTTTGCCCGCCGTGCCGAACTCCGTCATTTTGGCGCGGGCTTCGGGGGCATTTCTAGCGTCGTCGGCGTGGTAGTAGCCTTCGGGCAGATCACGGATTGCTATATAGTCGGTTCCGGCTCCCACGCTCCCGCCGTACTGGTTTTGCCCGCGGTCAGGCATGGTTCCTTTTTTCAGCGTTTTGTTGCCCGCATAGTACGGAACGCCCGCCAGCACTTGACCGGGCTTGGCGGTGGCCTGTGCCAGCTTTCCAAGGGATAACCCACCGCCGCCGCTAAAATTTAGCTGGGTTCCGTCGTAAGAAAACAGCACCCAGCGGCCCGCAACGATTGTGTCGCCGTCCACGGTATCCGCGCCGCAGTAGGCGGGAACGCTCTTGCCGTTTACCGTCCATGTGTCGCCGCTGGCCCACGCCGCAGGGACTTTGAAACGGCCAAAACCGCCGTGTCCTGTCAGCGCGTAGACCTTGCCGCTTTTGGTACACTTGTAAATCTGCGCTGTGACATCTACACCGCTGCCGTTCGGGTCGTACTGCGCTTTTGTCATGACTGCTGTGCCAGCGTTCAACTGGTTCAGTTCCGAACTTACAGCAGCAATCATTTCATCGACTGCCGCCTGCATGACGGATGTACCTATGCCCGCAAACTTACAGTAGACATACCCGCACAGATCAGTGTCGGCACGACGGTCTGTAATCATAGATGCCGTGATGGCGGTAGCGCCTGCGGGAATCCGCACATGATACAGGCACAGATCGTATGCGTCGGCATCACGGGTGCATGCGGGGGCCGTCGGATTGATGGCAGGCGTGCCGGGAACGACAACTGCGTGAATATCGCGTGAATTGACATCCCGCCGCAGCATGACCGCATCAATGCGCGCAAGCGTGCCGTCAGCATAGCCGAATGTAAGCGTCAGGGGGCTGTCGTTCTGGTAGTGGTAGCCGTTTACCAGCGCGCGGCCCTCGCTCAACGCGGCGGTCATAGCGCCTGCGGGGGCAAGCGTCAGATCATCACTTTGGCACACGCCGGAATGAAACAGCGCGTCGGTGATCGCGGCAATGTGGGCTGTTTTGTACTTCCTGTCGCCGCCGGACGACGGAAAAAAGCCGCTCCATTCTCCCATTTAGATGTCCTCCAAATTCAAAGTTTCGGATTTTGTTTTGCCCGTCACCGGGTAGATTGTGACGCTGCCTTTTTCATAGACTTCTTCAACCTCGGTAACACGTTCGTTCATGGTGATGCCAATACTGGAATCGCCCGTTGTAACGATGTCGCCCAAATCCCAATCCTGCAAATAGGCGAAGTTCTCCATGTCCACGGCAGTGCCTGTGAAGTTTTTGGTCTTGATGTGGTCGAACAGGCCCCAGCCGCATTGTGTTTTGAGTTCATCCAGATAGGCCGCTTCGGTCTTGTCGTCGGGCGTGACGCTGGACGCATCCACGAAACAGACGCGCTTGCGCCCGCCGTTAGAACGATCAACGCATACAACGCGGCCATCACTGCCGCGCGCATAGGCCACGTTGCAGTAGTCGGATTCGTCAAAACTGTATTCCGGGTCGATGAAATTCTGAAATTCATCGGTGAAATACACAATGTTGTTGTCGGCCTGATTGGCACTGCGGTCTGTGCCCTCATACACTTGGAAAGTGAACTGCTGGTTTTCGGAAAATAACAGGCGGAAGCCCAGTCCGTAGGCTTTGGCAACGGCTGTCATGGCTTTCAGCGTGTTCTTGAAGTCCAACTGAATCGTGATTTCTGCGCCGCTGGGTAGTGCCGTTTTGTCAACGACCAGTTCGGGTACGGATTCGCGGGCATCTTCGGCCAGTTGGCAAAGGATTTCGGCAGGCGTGCCCGTGAAGGATTTCGTTCCGATGACATAGGCCATCGAAAAATATATTTCAAGCATCCGCGCATTGGCGGTGATCTCGCCGCCTTTGGTTTTGATGCCCATAATGCGGGCGGATTCGGTGCGGCCTACCCTGCGCAGGATAACGCCCGCTTGGATGGCGGCAAGGTTTTCTTTGGTAGCGGGCAGATGCAGTTCAACTTCGCCTGCCGTCCAATACTGCCGCCGCCAGCGCAGGGATGTGTAGAAGTCAATGGTTCCGATAAATTCACCGTTTTCACGGTAAGCGTACAGTTCCATAGGCTACACCCCCCAGAACACGGGCGTGCTGGACATGACAACATCCAGATTGTCAACGCCGCTTTCCGCATCGTAGCGGAACACGTTGCTGCCGGGTTCAACCTGTAACCACGTCGAACCGAACACCCATGTATTGTTTGCGCCCTTTTCCACGCCGCCCGATTTCAGCGTGATTCGTTTGTTTTTGAATCCCGTCGTGACGGTCAACACGTCGCCCGCGTGCATCTGGCAGCGGATTTTAAAGCCTTTCTGACTGCGCACTTCAAACAGGCTTGGATTCGTCACCGCACCCGTTGCCATGAATTGCACGGTCAGGCCGCGCGCAACGTTGCTTGTGTTTTCGACGGCAACGGCCAAGTTGGCACGCTTTGCCGTCATTTCAAACGGTTCGTCTGGCAATTCAAGCACGTCATCGGGAAATTCAATCAGCCCGTCCCACACAGCCATTTCAACACGGTCATCGGTAACAGCCTTGAATTTCGGGTCGGGGCACACCAAACTGATCGTGACTTTGCGCTGCTGGCCCGTGGGGTCAACATGGACAAATTCGGGTACATAGTCAATTTTGCGGGTGATGCCCTCATCGGTCACGTACAGCGTGCCCGTGGAGCCGCGCGGAAAGTAACTGTACAGTTTTTCCCGCATAGAACGGATGTTATCCTTTAGCCAGCAGTAAATTACAATGTTGCGCTTCGTGGCCGTGCTGGACTTGTAGTGTTCGCCGTCCTGATCGTTGCCTTTTTCGGTATCGACGTCAAAATCGGAACTTGTCAGGCCGTCCACATCTTCCAGCCAGAGCGGCCAGCGGTAGCCGATTGTAATTTTCTCGCCGCTGCCGTTATCACAGACAAGCAGGAAGTTTCGCACTGTATCACCCCTTTATTTTGAAAATCAGATCGCGGGTTGCAACGCGGGTCGCCCGCGCTGTCTCTGCGGGGGATACCGGGTCGGGGCTTGTCACATTGATGGTCTGGTTGTAGTTTATGGTTTTCGTAGTGGGCACGGGGGCCGCGCCTGCACCTGCAAGCTGTGGGCCGTTTACCATAATCGCCATGCCTGCGGTGATGCCGTCAAGGGTCTTTTGCAGATACGGCATGGCGCTGCGCATTGCATCAGCGTAACCGTGGATGAAGTCCACAGGCCACTTTTCGTAATCACGCAGCGGCCCTTCATCTGGGCGGGAAAAATGCAACAGACTGCGGATGTCATCGGCCAGCCCGCGCACATTGTCCGCAACAGCGCTTGCCGCATTGGCGATGCCCTTTGCAAATCCGTTGATGAAATCCTTGCCCCATCCAAGCGCCTTTTCGGGCAGTTCCTTGATGAAGTCCACAGCCTTGTTGATGCAGCCTGTGGCAGCACTGTAGACTGTGCCGGCCATGCCCTTAATTGCATCAGCCATGCGCTGAAACATCGTGCGGCCAAGCATTGCCAGCGTGGACGGCAGTGCGCGGAAGAAATCAAGGATACCGTTCCAGATGTTCTGTACGGCGGTGCTAATCGTCTGGCACAGGCTGGAAACCGTGGTAAGGAATCCGTTCCACGCGGTAGAAATCCCCGTGCCGATGGCGGTCATGGTGGACGACAGGAACGATTTGATGCCATTCCATGCCGCCTTTACGCCTGCCGCTATTGCGTTGCCTGTGGCAATGATGGCAGACAGAATTGCGTTCCAAGCGGCAGGCACGAATGCTGTGATCGCGTCCATGACGCTGCTGACGGTTTGCTGAATACCCGTCCAGATAGTTTGAACGGTGGTGCTGATTGTCTGGCATACCGTGCTTATGATAAGCAGCAGGCCGTTCCATGCGGCAGTTATACCGCTGACAAGCGCGGTGACGATGCCTTCCACAACAGCCTTGATGCCGTTCCAGATGTCGGATATGGCCGTAGACAGCAAAGACAGGATGTTGGAAATGTCGCTGCCCAGCATATTAAAATCGCCGGTGATAAGATCACAGATCACAAGCACAATGCCCAGCACCGTTGTTTTGATGACATTCCAGATATTTGTAAAAATCTGCACAATGCCATTGAAAGAGGTTGTCACGCCGCCGCCAATGACAGCCCAGACCGCTTGCAGGCCGCTGGCAATGCCGTTTGCAACGGTGGTTACGACATTCTTGATACCGTTCCAGATCGTTGAAAATACCGTTTGCAGGCCGCTGAATGCGGCAGTGGCGGCGCTTGTGATGCCCGCCCACGCAGTTTGCAGGCCCGTAGCAATGGCCGTTGTTACGGTGTTTACGGCGGTCTGGATGCCGTTCCATGCGTTTGTGATCGCGTCCTGTATCGCGGTCATAGTATTCTGTATGGTGCTTACGATGGCATCCCATGCAGTTTGTACGCCGCTCTTGATACCATCCCACGCGGCAGAAAGGCCCGCTTGCATGGCCGCAAGCACGCTCTGCACGGTGGAAACCGCAGTCGAAACAGCCCCCTTGATGCCATCCCACAGCCCAATCCAGAAATTGCGGAACGCTTCGGATTTGTTCCAGAGGGCGGCAAACCCAGCAACCAGTGCCACAATGCCCGCCACGACCAGCACAAACGGATTTACGCCGGACAACAGGCCAAACAGCCCGGATATAACGCCCTTGACCCTGGCAACGGTAGAAACGATTTCCGGGGCCGCTTTCAGTATCCCGCCGATGCTGGATGTCAGATTGCCGATAAATATCAGCACAGGCCCCAGCACAGCCACGATGCGGCCAATCGTCAAGATGACGTTCTTCGTGGAATCGTCAAGGCTGTTGAATTTCTGCACCAGATTGGACGCTGTCTGTATCATCTGCGTGATGCTCGGCAGCAGCGTGCCCATCAAGTTGATAAGGGCGTTTTTGGCTTCGTTCAGTGCCTTGGCAAATTTCTGGTTGGTGGTATCAGTGACTTTCTGGAACGCTTCGTCCGTTGCACCGCTGCAATCCTGCATTTCGCGCAGGATTTCGTTGTACTCTGCGCCGTCGTCACGGGCAAGCACCATCGCGGCGGAACCCGCTTCGACGCTGCCGAACATATCTTTCAGTGTCTTGCCGTCGGCTTCGGCGGCATCGGAAAGCATATTCAGAATGTCGGATGTAGAATTGCCCTCGGCTTTCAGATCAGCAAAGCCCTTGCCCGTCAGTTCGCGCAGGGCCTTGTCCGTGATGCTGCCGGACTTTGTAAGTTCGTTCAGCATGGATTTTAAGTAAGTGCCGGATTCTGCGGTGGCAATACCGTTTTTGGTAAGCTGGGCGTAAGCCGTAGAAAGTTCGGTCATGTCGTAGTTGGCCGCAGCGGCCACGGGGATGACCTTGCCCATGCTCGACGCAAGTTCGTCAACGGTGGTTTTGCCCTTGTTCTGGGTGGTAATCAGCAGATCACTGATCTTTGTAGCGTCGTCGGCGCTCATCTGATAACCATTGATGGCCGTCGTCATAACGTCAACAGACTTTGCGGCATCGGTAAAGCCGCCTTTCGCCAGCTTGACTGCCGACGTGGTGAAATCAACTGCATCGGCAGCGTCCACGCTGGCAGAAATGGCGCTGTACACGGCTTCGGAAAAGTCCGTTACAGAAACGCCGGTTTCATTGCTGGCGGCAACGATGTCGGCCTTGTACGCTTCAAAGTCGGTGGACGATGCGTCCAGCAGGGTGCTGACTTTTGCGAACGCATCCTCAAAGTCTGCGGCCAGCTTCAAGCCGACACTGCCAACGCCTGCCACAGCGGCAGAGACAGGGGCAACAGCCTTGCCGACGGCAGATATACCGCTGCCCACTTTCTGCATTTTGTCGCCCACAGCGGCCAGCTTTTGGGCCGCAGTGTTCGATTTGTTGTAAGCGTCGGTCAGATCATCAATGCGTTGCTTTGTCTGTTCGATTTCGGCGCACAACTTGCGGTATTCCGCTTGTTCTTCTTCCGTGCCGTTCTGCATCGTCTTACTGCACTGTTCTTTTGCTTGGGTAAGTGCTGCAAGTTTGTCTTTGCTTGCGGCAATTTCCTTTGTCAAAAGTTCCTGCTTTTGGGTAAGCAGAACGGTATTGCTGGGGTCGAGTTTCAGTAGGCGGTTCAACTTGCCGATTTCGGTAGCCGAACTGTTTACTTTCCTGTTCAGTTCATCCAGCGCCGTGTTGAAATTTTTGGTATCGCCGCCAATCTCGACGGTGATACCTTTAATGTTATAGGCGGGCAAACGTCGCCGCCTCCTTTCCGTAGCGGCTCCATTTAGCCCTTAGTGCAGACCATTTACTGCACCGTTATCCAAAGAATTTGTCGATGTCTGCCTGCGTCGCTTTCAGCGGCCACTTGTAGTCATCGTTTTCCCGTTCAATCGCCATGTCGTTTACCATGCCGACGGTCAGCAGATCAAGATCGCGCAGAGCAATGCCCATCTGCACGCAGCGCAGTAAAAACAGCGGCGTTGTCATTTCGCGGGTGCTTACCCTTGTTTTTTTTTCGGCTTTGCCGTTGTCTGCGTGTTCAGATTCCACAGCGAAACGATTTCGGGAAGAATCTGATAGATGTCGAATGTCTCGAACTGGTCAAGCCAATCTTCAACAGTGTCGGGAACAGCATCTTTATCCGCATGTTTTGCCATGATGTAGGCCACGCTTTCAAAAAATGTCAGATCCGTCACATCCATCTGCTCATCTTCCGTTGTTGCTTTATCATAAGCGCGTGACAGGCGGGCGATGTCACTCATAATGTCACGCCCAAACTTGATACGGTACAGGCGCGGCACGGCAGCAGTGGCGCGCAGGCGGACTTCTTTGCCGTCGATGTTGATGGTTTTTTCCATGTGTATGATCTCCTGTATACAGGGTGTTCCGGTGGAACACTTTAGGTTGCATCAGTGGGCAGGGTAACGCTTGTGTACCAGCCGTTCAGCGTGGCGGGGGTGGCATCGTCTGCCGTGTGGGCCTTGATCGTACCGTCAGCCATCGGGGACACGGTGATGGTGGAAGTCTGGGTGTCGGGGTCGGTGGTTTCGCTCTTGGTGTTGGCGTTGATACCGGGGCGGGTTGCCGAACAGTTGTAAAGCACATACTTGCGCCCGGTGGTGTCGCCGTCCACCTCAAACAGCAGGGCGAAGCTGGCGGGCTGGACGTTGGCATTCTCGACAATCAGGCCGTTTTTGCTTTTCGTCATGCCCCAGATGTCAAGCATCATCTGTTCGGGGAACATAGCTACTTCAAAATCGCCGGAATAGCCGTTGTTGCTCTGGCAGACGTAGTACACAATGCCGTCCGCGTAGAACTTCGTAACTTCGCCCTCGGCATCCAGAGACAGCGACACGCTGCCGGGGATGGCAACAGGGGTGTCGAAGGTGATCGTGCCATCTTCGCCAGTCACTTTGTGCTTGGCGTAGTGCGCGTTTTTGAGATTGAAAAGCACTTTATCTTTAGACATTTTTACACCTCAATTTCATAGATGACATAGAACATCTGTTCTTCGTCAATGTAGGTTTCATCGGACTTGCTGTAAAAGATGCCCGCCGCCGTCAGCGCTTTTTCAAGCGCTGCTTCGACATCGGGGTCTTTTTCGGCTGTGTACAGTTCAAGGGCATAGAGGGTCTTTTTGGCGTACACAATGCCATCTGCCGCAAAGGGATTGTCGCGTTCAAAATAGAACACGCCAAACGGCAGATCATGACCGTTTTTCCACGCACGGTATACGAACGGAATACCGCTGCCGTCCAGAACCGTTTTCAATTCTGCCTGCGTCAACTGCAATACCTCCGTTTCAACTTTTTATTGCATATATCGTGCATTTCTGCTATGCTGGTAGTAAATAAATGCGAAAGGGTGTTACTTATGGCAAAGTGTAAACGCTGCGGCAAGTGGGGGCTTTTCTTAAAGCTGAACAGTTTCGGTCAATGCGAAAAATGTGAAAAGGAGCTTGCAGAAGCGGCACGCCTAGAACGGGAACGCAAGAAAGCAGCCTTTTGGGAAGAACTAAACAATCTTCCGCACGCAGAAATACGCCGTGACGGTGTGAAGCAAAAGGCGCAGCCTGTGTCTTATCTCAAAGAAGCAATGACATATCCCCGCGTTACAGCCAAGAGCAACGCCGCCAAGTTCGCGGATTTTGTTGTTCTGGACACCGAAACAACGGGGCTGTCATGCACTAAAGATGCAGTTCTGGAAGTTGCGGCAATCAAGGTAAAGAGTTATAAATTTGTTGAGGTATTCCATACAATGATTACCCCCCCCCCGCAGAAACTTTCGATGGATTCCGCGCGTGAGGCTATGTCCGTCAATGGCATAACACCCGAAATGTTAGAGGGTGCGCCGATGCTGTACCAGATCATCCCGTCACTGCAAGAGTTCATCGGGGATATGCCGCTTCTCGGCCACAATCTGGAATTTGATTTAAAATTCCTGTGCCGCGCGGGTCTGGATGTCACGCCGGAAACGCGCCGCTTCTACGATACCTACGAACTGGCCGGGCATCTGCTGAAAAAGCCAAAGTGGACTTATGACAGGGATTCGGGCGGCTATGGGCCGAACTATAACCAAAACTATGATGTTATGGATTATAAGTTGGGAACCCTGTGCGCACACTTCTGGATTGACAGAATGGATGCGCACCGCGCGTTGGGTGACTGCGTAGATACCGCAAAGGTATTTCGCTACTTGCTGGAAAAGAAGATAGATACCACGGCAGGCTTTGACAGCTAAGTTACTTCGCGCTGTAAATTTTCTTTACACCGTTCATAACACGTTCAATCGCTCTTTCTTCGGCGGGTTTGATGTGCGGGTACGCCTGCACGCGCCCGCCGTTTTTCTTTGCGTGACCGTTTTCCAAGAGGTGGGTAAGCTGCCACGCAGAGCGGTTACGGACAATCTCGCGCAGGCTGTCATTATCTTCCCATAGGGGCTTTATAGACCAGCCCTTGCGATATTTGCCCGTTCTGACAGGTGACGCGCTTTGAATTTCTTCCTTGCAGATTTTTGCCGTTTCACGAATCAGTTCTTTCGTTTCTTCGGTTGCCGCTTTGGAATAAGATTCAAGTTCCTTTCGGATAGCCGCCGCCAGTTGCTCCGGCTTGACCTTAATCGTGCTGCTCATGTGATGCCCCTTTTGGTTGCTGCATACAGTTCCAGTGTGTCAGGGTCAGTCTGATAGGTGCGGTAAATCAGCTTTCTTTTGCCGTCCACCATGGCGTATTTCTCGCCGCTGTAATCCCACGGGTGCAGCACGAATTTCTGTACATTGCTGTACCCGTGGGAACCGGCGGTAAAGGATTCTTCCCGGCTCACACTCTTAATGTCGCCGTACACGGTCACGCGGGCCGTCTCGGTTTCGGTCTGCCTGCCGATTTCATCGGTGCCGGAATCGTCCGTTGTAATCAGAATAATTTCATCACTGAAATACACGGGTCAATCCTCCAAATAGTCCCCGCACAGGCTCAAACTGTTTGCAAGGCTTTCATAGCTTTTCTGAAACCGTTCGGCATCATCGCCACCGTACCCGAAATTGCCTTTGCAATACAGCTTGACGGCCTGTTTGATAAGCGGGTCACTTTCGCTGATCTTCACGACACCATGTTTGCGCAGATCAGCTTTGCAGGCAGCAATCAAATCTGCAACTTCATCATCAAACGCGGTGTTGTCTCTGCGGATGCGCAGACATTTTTTTGCAAAGTCAAGCACGTTTTACACCTCGCAGGTTAAGAGCCGACGACCTTTGCGGTTTCGCCCTTCTTGATGATGATGACGCCGTTCGGGTCAAGCAGCTTGCCATCGCAGATGTGCAGCACCTTAGTCTTGACGGTGTTATCGTCGTGATCCATCCACTTGACGGCGGCAAACTGACCGTTGCTGTTCTCGGCGTAGTCGCTGGGGTTGAAGTACACGGCAACGACATCATCCTTGGCGGCGGCATCGAAGTTGGCGATGATGTCATCCTCGACGGTCTCCACAGGTTTGCCGCAGAAGCGGTACGTCTCTCCGCCGTCGATGCCGTAGTTCACGCGGCCAATAGGCTGACCGTTCTTATCGACCATGCCGTCAATGTAGCCGTCAAACGTGCCCTGCGCCATGACAAACTCACCCTTGCGGTACGCCTTGGGAATCTTGGCGATGACCTTCTTGTGCCATGCGGAATAGTCGCCGATCTCATCAGGGGAAAGAACGACAACATTCTTGGTGGGCACGCGGCTGTCCTTGGTGATGCCACGGAACTGCCCGCTGCCGGTGCCGGAAATGATGGCCTTTTCTTTGGCGGCAACGATGGCTTCCACGGCGAGCGGCACAAACATCTGCTGGAACTCGTCAAAAGTGACGACGGACGCAAGCAGGGTCTGTGCGATTTTGCATTCCAGACCGTAGTAGCTGAAGGAAACCTTCGTGTTGGCGGTCAGCTTCTGATCATCGCTGGACTTGCTCTCACCAATCCAGTTGGCGGTAGGCTTCAAGGTCAGAATCGGGAACTCGACACCGCCCTGCACATTCAGCTTGCGGATTTTGGCGTACAGGTTGCCGTAAGACTTCATCTCGCGGATGATCTCGCGGGTGATCGTGGTGGGAATGACCGCGCTCGCGTCGGTGGTGGTCGTGGTAGCGGCCACATTCAGCATCGGGGCCACGCTGGCGCGCAGATCGGCGGGAATCTCGGTGCCGCGGCAGACGAAGTTCATAAACGCCGTGCGGTACTCGTTCGTCTCGCTGGGGTCGGTATGGGCGGTCTGGGCGCCGAAGTTGTTGATCGTGACCATCTGCGGGGCAGCATTGGTCTGGGCGGGGGTCACATCGGGCAGGTTGTAACTGCGGTTGCCGTTTTCCAGCGCGGCCAGATTCGCGCGGGCCTGCGCGGCAGCTTCATAATCCGCGTCAAGCTGGTTGATCTCATCGCGGCAGCGGTTGGAAGTCTCGATGTCGCCCGCGTCGATGGCGGCGCGCATATCGTTCAGCAGTTTGGTGCGCTGGGCATTGTACTGTTCTTTCGTCATCATGTTAGACAACTCCTTTTTTGATAAGATTTTCATAATCGATTTTGGCCTGCGCCAAAGCAGCAGCGTTCTGATCGCGGAACATGGCAAGCGTTTTCTGTACAACGCTTTCGGGCAGCAGACCGGGCGCGTCAGCAGCTACAAGTTCTCCGCCCATGACCTCATCCACAAGGCCAAGTTCCACGGCGCGGCGGGCATCAACCCACGTTTCCGCGTCCATCATGGCGCGGATTTCATCGCGGGTTTTCCCAGTCTTGCGCATATAGGCGTTGGCAAGGGCATCACAGGCAATGTCAAGCCGATCTCCTGCGCGGTGCAGTGCGCGGTAGTCGCCGTCGGCACTGCTGTACACATTATGAATCATCATCTGACCCACGGGGGAAATCATGCTGTGCCCGGCCATTGCAATGACGCTGGCAGCGCTGGCGGCGTAGATGATCTTGATGTTGACCTCGCCGGAATACTCGCACAGGGCCGTGTAGATGTCGTTTCCGGCATTGACGTAACCGCCGCCGGAATTGATATACACTTCAATGGGCTGGCCGTTTGCGGCGGCAAGGGCATCTGCAACATCTTTCGGCGTGGTGGATTCCATGTCAAACCAGTCGTAGACGTGCTTATAATCCTGCGGGATAATCACGCCTTTTATGTTTACTCTCATTCGTTTTCACCTCCCGACTTCGTTTGTTTTACGGGCGCAGTGTCAAGGCGGCGGATGGGTTCGTCACCGCCTGCCACAGGGGCAAGGCCAAAGACAGCGCGCCACTCGTTGGGCAGCATAGCGCCACGGTCAACCATGGATTCAAGGGAAAGTTTCGTGCTCATGCTGGCGTATTGCAGATTTGAACTTTCCAGATACAGCTTGTTTCCGAAAGCGCGCTGCCGACGGTTCCACAGCTTGCGGGTGTGTTCGGCGGCGATTTGCAGCAGATCGGGTTCAACTTGGGCTTCGTAGTAGCTTATCCACTCGTTTTCCGAAAAAGCCGATTTCACGATTTTTTCGTTCGTGTTGAAAAAGCTGTACAGCCGCGTGATGTTGTTCTGACTTTGCAGGGCGTTTGGCACATAGTCGTGCGGTTCCAACTGCACAGCATCGGCCTTTACGTCCGTACCTGCAACGCCCGTGCTGTTGTTGTTATCAAGGAAAGCATCGGCAAAGTCCTTTGTCTGCTTCTTGATGTCCTCCGGGCGCATACCGCTGGATGTGAATTTCAGCAGCCATCGGATGACCGCGCCGTTGCGAACAGCGTTGATGATGCTGCGGTCAGTCGTGCCGATGACTTCCATGACGCTTTGAAGCGCAGGGCCGGGCGGCGTGCCGAACACATCATTTTCGTTGTAGTCGTTGCGCAGATGGATAACATCGGTATAGGCAAACGTCCAAGTGCTGCCGTTCGGCAACCAGAATTGAAGCAGCAGTTCGCCCGCTTTGTTATAGAGGGCCTGCACACTGCTGGCGACGATGGGAAACAGCGCCACAGGATAGCCGTTATCATCGCGCTGGATAAGCGCAAACGCATTGTTGTTCAAGATCAACTGCGTTTCCATTCTCTCCGCGTACATCTGCCACGTCATGTACTGGTTCGGTTCTTCCAGCAGCAGGCGGATGTACGGGTCGGGGTTTGTCTGCGTGTTGGTCTTGCCGTCGGGGCCTATGGTCGTTCGGATGTGGCGCGGCGTGGCCTTGCCCACCGCCTTGATCTTTGGGCGGATGCAGGCGCGCACGATGTCGCTTTTGTACAGGTTGCCGTCGTAGACATACAGGCCGTTGCCCGTCTCTGTTACCATCTTGACTTGTGCTGCGGTGGGACTGCGGGCGACAGCCGCGCGCAACCGTTGAAAAATTCCCATGTGGGCATCCTCCGATCAAATCATAGTTTTGTAATCATCCTGTCTGTCTTGGAATACTACGAAAGCATCCAGCAGAGCGGCCAGACCGTCAATGCGCTTGCGCGCCTTGCTGGTCTTATTCGGCTTGATGTTGCCGTTTTTATCTTCCACAATGCCCGTGTTGGCAAGGCACCATTTCAAGACGGGGTTATTGTTGTAAATGATAAGTTTGCTATCAAAATCAGCGCCTAATTGCTTCATAGGCAGCGACAGCGTTTTCATGGTCTGCTGCACAGGCACGAACACGCCCTTGCCGAAGGTGTCCTGCATCTCGTCTACCCAATAGCTCGCAGACCATGCGTCATAGCCGCCACAATAGATATAGCAGTCAAGTTCGTTTTGCACTTCAAGGAACCATTCCGTGACATCTTTCTGCCGGACTTTGTTGCCCTCACAGGTGCGCAGATAGCCTTGTTCTTTCCACAGGTCGTAGGGAATACGATCTTCCCGCACGCGGCGTTCAAGCAGTTCTTCGGGCAACCAGAACATACACAGGACATAGATGTGCGGGTCGCCCGGAACCATGAATATGACGACGGCGGCGGTAAGGTCGGTTGTGCTGGAAAAGTCCGCGCCGCCGATGCCATACCGTGGCCGAAGCTGGCGCACATCGAATGTGGCGGTGTTGTTAAGCTGCTCAAAAGTCAGCCATGCTTCGCCGATGGTTTCGGGAATGTTGAAATCCTTGCAAAGCAGGTTCTTCACAAGTTTCGGGTTTGCAATGGCTTTCTGCACTTTGGCCCGCAACTGTTCCACGGACTTAATTGTGCCCAAACCGGGGTTTGCCTTGGCCCAGCAGCTTTCGTCTGTCCATTCCTTTCGGCTGTCCAGTTCGTAGACGATGGGAAGGAAGTGTTCGTTTTTATAGCCGTTATCGTCGTAAAAACCGTTTATGACATTTTCGGCTTCCTGATACAGATCATCGTACAGACCTTCGCGCACCGTGCCTGCCGTCGTGGTTTCAAAGATCATCGGCTGTTCACGGGCGGTCACGCCGTCAACAATAACGTCATACAGGGCGCGCATAGGCGGTGCCCATGCGTGAATTTCGTCCAGCAGACCGCCGTGAACATTTAAACCATCCTGCGTGTCGCTGTCGTGGCCTAGGGGCTTGTACACGCTGTCGTTGAAGTCGGAAACCATTTCAGCGACAAGCGGCTTGATTTTGCCGTTCGGTGTTTTGCGCGTCCAGTGCAGCACAGGTGACTTGCAGACCATGCGGCGGGCTTCCTGCCAGATGATCTTTGCCTGATCTTTTTTGGTGGCGACGGCGTAGATTTCCGCGCCGGGTTCACCGTCTGCAACCATCAAATACAGGCCGATGGCCGCAGACAATGTTGACTTGCCGTTTTTACGGGCGACAACAAGCAGGACTTCCCGATACTTTCGCGTGCCGTCAATGACATGAACGAAGCCGAACATGGCGGCGACAAGCGCTTTCTGCCACAGTTCAAGGATGAACGGCTTGCCGCCCGCTTTGCCTTTGCTATGGCGGCAGTAGTTTTCTATAAACTCAATGGCATGGTTGGCGCGCTTGGCCTTATAGACATAATCGCCGCAGCCGTTGACGACATCCTGCGCAAGTTTGCGGTAGACGGTGGCAACCTTTTTGCTGACGGTAATCTGTCCGTTTTCGATGGCAGCGTTATATTCAAGTATCGGGTTGTAGGTCAGTGGGTAGCGAATCAATCCGCATCACGTCCTGCAACGAAGCTGTCAAACTGATCGCCCGCGTCGTTTGTGGGCGGCGGCGCGGTGGCCTTGGGCAGCAGATCGGTCAGCTTGGAAAGCAGCGTCGCATAATTTTTGATGGTGGTATTGTAGCTTTTCAGTGCGGGATTTTCGCGCAGCATGGATTGTTCACCCTGCACGAAGAAATCCAGTGGGCCGATTTCGTCGGCCTTATTCTTCAAGGTGTCCAGCATCCCGGACATCCAGATCAGTTCCGACACGACGTTGCTTGCAAGCGCGCGGCGTTCTTCCGGCACAGATTCAATCGTAGATTTCAATTCCTTTTCGGTCAGAATCCGAATCGGCTGGTTCTTCTTCCGTGCCATTGCACGCCCTCCCTTGCAAAAAAAATATAGGGCCGCAAACCGCCGACATCCATCGACAGTTTACGGCCCCACTCGGCCCTTAGTGCAGACCATTTACTGCACCGCGCTTTTTTTCACTTTTCGCCGCACTTCCAAAACGATGATTTCACCGTTCTTTCGGCGCTTGATCTCGGCTGTGTTGCCATGTTCCAGTATGGCGCGCACAGCTTCAATTACATCGTCCGGCAACGTCCGTTCACCTCCGCCCGGATTCCTGCAAAACAGGAACAAATCTGTTTCATCTGTCAAGACCCCCCGGTCATGTGAAAATAACCTGTGTGTTCTTTGTGGCTCACTCCCTCGGTTCTATGGCAAACCGGGCTAGGGCCTGCCTAGGGGGGAGTAGCGCCGCTGGCGTTGGCCTTGTCCGCTGGCTGCGGCTGGCCGTTTTCGTCAAAGTAGTAAAGATTTCCACCGTCATTTTCAATTTTGTTGTGGCAATCGTGGCAGACATACAGGAAGTTCGCCGGATTCAAAGCAATGTCCGGGTCTGTGATGTTCTCCGGCGTCAGCCATACTTTGTGATGGACGATGTAGCCGGGCGCATCTCTGCATATCTGACACAAGCCGCCGTCAATGTTGACGCGGGAAGCGACGAACGCCGCGCGGCACTTGCGCCACTTTGTTGATTTGTAAAACGCTTTCGCAAATGCCTGCGCCATAGTTCACCGTTTGTGTTCCAGTAGAACACGAAGCAATCCGCCGGGGATTGTGTAGTAATAGAATAGTTACTGCTGCGTGATGTGTAGCGGAATCGAACCGCCGCGCTGTGCGCCATACCTTGCACACCATATAATCCCGGATTGCCCGCCGGGCCGGGTGTCGCCATAGAATAGGAGGAAGAAAGGCCGTCAGTGTTCCCAACTGACAATTCCACTATAGCACACTTGAAATTGCTTATCTGGCCAACATTATGAACAAATTGTAAACTTTAGTGCTTAGGGCTTGCATCTGGAATAAGGCCAGCTTCAAGGGCTAGTGTGTAGCAGTATTCGCGCTTGTAGCGGCGGAAAGTCTTTTCGCTGATATTCAAGTCGAACTGCCGCAGCAGAGTTGCGACGCTGGGTCTGCGCGGGTGCTTGACGTTCACCTTGACGGCAGCAGCCAGACGGTGCGCTTCGTCCTGCTGGCCCGCCGGGTATTTGTCGAAGATCATCTGTTCCGCAGTACACAGGGCTGAAAGATACGGTTCCGTTTTGGCCCCCTGTACCAGCCCTGCGCAGACCTTGACGATACCGGGCGGCAGGGTGTAGCGGTTCATGGCTCACGCTCCTTGCACTCGTCATAATCTTCATCATCTGGAATTTCGTCGGGCAATTCCCAGAGTTCACATATTCCGTCCCCACGCTGGAACATCGGGAAATTATACATCCGGCTTTCCTGATTGGTGCATCGTGCTTTCCAGTATTTGCATCTTCCACAGCGCGGATAGTCGTTTATCAGCATGGCTCACCCCTCCGTTCCGTTTCACTTTCAAGAAATTTTCTGAATCTGTACCAGTCAGGGCGGTCAATTTCATCGTCGCCCATGCTTTGGCCCGTCCGCTCTGCAAAATCTATGTCGTCAATCATGGTGCGGATGGTGTTATCGTCAAACTGTGCAACATGTCGGCGGCAGAAATCTTGTACCAGTGTCGGCATATAGGTCTGACGACCCATGCAGTAGCGCAGGGCGCAAACGCAGATCGTGCCAAGGTATTTGTCAGTTTCGGGGGCTTCCCGTTTGGAATCTTTGGATTCGCGGATGGAATCGCCCCATTTCGGTGCTTTGCTCATTCTGTGCCCTCCGTATCCGCCGGGGATTGTGTGGCAGGCTCTTTCTGCTGCCAGTAACAGCAGCCATCATCGCCGTCCGTGAAGTCTGCACAATAGGGGCTTGCGCCGCAAAAGCATACGCCGTTGAAATCTTCCCAATACAGGCAGGTTTCACAGCGCAGGCGTTCGGCAGGGGGCGTGTTCTTTCCGGTTTCCATCTTTACATGTTTCCACCTTTCCAGTTTTCAATGCTTTCAATGTGCAGAATTTGCAGGATATAGTAGTATTTGTCCGGGTCTGCGCCCCATTCGCGCACACCGCCTTTTCCGAAGATGCAATGCACCCGCAATATGGCTGCTGGGGCTTTTGAATTGTATCCGGCACGAATTTTTACAGGAAAAATCTTGTATGCTTGACCTTTGCAATTCGGGTCGGCAGCTATGGCGGAATTTATGCGAGTTCGGTAATACTCTGTCGCTTCACGGTATTCTTCGCGCTTTTCACCGCGGCAGATCATGTCAAACCATTCCTGCTTTATGGGAAGTGTCAGCATTTTTCATTACTCCTTTGTGACCGGGGCAAGGCGGCATCATTTGCCCTCGCGCTGTGCAATGGCGCGTTTCAGCTTGTTAAGGTTGAAGCCCATTTCACCGACAAAGCGCAGGCACAGATCATGGTTGATACCGTTGCCCAGATAGGTATAGATGTAATCCATGCTTGTGCGTGTATAAATCGTGCCGCAAAATTGGTTGATACCGTTCAAGTGGTATTTCTGACTTGCCGAACTGTAGGACTTACAGGCTTCACGGCTGCACCATTCAATAATCCGGGCATTCAGTTCGTCCAGCGTGTCCGCACCGTACCGCTGTACGGTGGTGTTGCGGGCCGGATAGACAATCAATTCAAGGCGCAGGTTCATAATTGCTTTCGGAAATGCGTATTGCAGGGCGCACCGAACCGCCTGATCTAATAAGATACCCTTTGCGTAGACAGGCGGCGGGGTCACGGTGGGTTCTGCTTTGATAAGCGCCCGGAAACTTTCAACAGCAAAATTGCGGGTCATAACGTGGTTGCTGTCGTTGCTGTGGGCGGGCAGTTTGCTTTCAAGGCTGTCGGCATCTATCATTCGCATTTTTCATCCCTCCAGTCGCGCGCAATGTTCGACGATGATATTTTCCTTGCCCGCCGGGGTGTTTCGGGTATATTTTTCACACCGATAGGCGGGGCAGTCATCATGCAGGCACGGCATAAAATATTCATTCCTGAATATTGCATCTGGAATTGTGGCAGAGGGCGTGGTTACGCCGTGAACACGGAATGGGCACACCATGCGGCTTTTTTCTTCTTCCTTGTACATAATGAGTTATTCCTCCAGCAATTCAGCCGCTTTCAGCATGACAGCACATCCGTCAATGTGGCAGTTGTGTTCAAATCCACAGCCGACGCACTCACAATACTTGGGCGCAAAAGGGCGTGGGAATGCGGCAATCTTCTTTAGTTGCTCGATCAGTTCCGGGGATGCTTTTTCATACGGCTTGCTGGAACAGGCCGCTGCATCAAATTTCAGATGTTGGGGCATCGGTGTCCGCCTGCCTTTCTTCGTATATCGGCAAGTGTGGGTGTACTACAATCTGACAGCCGCACATAGGACAACTAAAGGCGTCATGCAGGCCGTCAACGATGGCTTCATCGTCCTTAAGGATACCGTTGTTTGCGCAATAAAGGAATCTGCCGTAGTTGTGCGTTCCGCGCACGACGTAGCGATTATCGTTGTATGGGATGAATTTATATCCGCATACTCCACACTGTATATCGCGCATCGGTGGCGGGTTATCCGCCTGGCTGCTGTCGGATTCTGTATTGCGAGATTTTTTCAGCTTTTTGCGCGAAAAAAACTTATCATAAGCAATAACGCCAACCATACCGACACCATAGACGAAAAGACCCGTTCCAATAGCAGGAAGAATCACTTTCAAAATTTCTCGCATTGTCATACCTCCCATGCAAACGGCAGACCGATTTTGCATCCTTCGCGCCGTTCGTCGAAGAAATAGCATCCTTTGCAGCACTCGCCGCTGCCGTGGGCTTCACAGTAGTTGCTAAGATCGCGGGCCGCGTCAATCACGTCATCGCTGGCGGTAGGCTCTGCGCTCTCGACGGCGGGCGGCTCTTCCTGCACGGCGGGTGCGGGGGTAATCTCCGAAGGTTCGGGCGCGGTATCCGCCGGGGGCGCTGGGGTTTGGGTTTCGGTGTCGGGGGTCTGCTTGGGGGTGCAGTGCGTGCAGGCCGTGGGGCAAGTGGCTTTTTCAAGGCACAGTTGACAGCATCCAGCGCATCCGATCATTACACCGTTTTTGACGTGGGATAAAATGCCATCGGCATTGTCGCACATACCGTCTACGGTATCTGTGCAGTTATCGTTAATGAATGTCGCATATCTTTCTGCACGGGTCACAGGTGCTTTTTTCGGCTCTGCGGTTGCTTTCTTCGGCATCGGTTCGGGGGTGATGCCTGCACCTGCACAGGCTTTGACGAACTGTGCCCATGTGTACTGTACGCGCTGACCGTCCAAGTAGAAGCGGATGCCCTTTGCGCTGGTATCAGTGATGCCGCCGCAGAGGTTCGTTCCGCCTGTCGGGTCTTTGGCGAGGGCTTGCAGCATAGCGGCACTGAAATATTCCAGCTTGCGTACCCATTTTCGATTTACAAATTCCTTTGCCATGGGAAGCGCCCAGTCGGGAAAAGTTTCGGGAACAGATTCTTTCTTCTTGCGCACCGCTTCCATTGTAGGCACAGGATAGGTTGCGGCGATCTCTTCCTGCTGACGGTTTGGCAGGCTGCTAAGTTCATAGGCAACCTGCGTGCCGATGGTGCCAGCCTTGTAGCGCTGCATCAATGTGGGGCACAGGTGCTTGTAGATGGCTTGGTATTTGCCCGCTTGCGCCGAAGAAATGCCCAGCGCCGCCGCAACGGCAGTGCGGGTCTTGCCCTCTACCTTGCCGCCGTTGGCCTTAAACTCTTTTGCGATTTCGGCGGTCTTGACGGTTTCCATCATGTTTTCATATTCGGTTTCTTTGCGGGTGGTGCGGTTCATAAGGATAAGCCGTGCTTGGTCGGCCAGCGCGCCCATGCTGGACGTGATCTTCACGTCAACTTCGGCCCAGCGTTCCGGGTCTTTTGCGTAGAGGGTCAGCAGGGCCAGACGGCGGCGGTGTCCGCCTGTCAGGCGGTATTTGCCCGGTTCATCCGCCGGGCGGACAACTAAGGGCTGTTCCAGCCCGAAAGCATCAATGGCAGCGGCCAGTTCTTCAATGCCGTCTGTTTCGTAGAAATTTTCGGGGTCTGGCAGGATGTCGGCCAGTTTGATGCGCGCAAAGTGATCTTGTTCCGGCTGGGTGCTGGCGGCGCTCAAAACATCTTGAATCAGATTCATGTTGGTTCCCTCCGGGTGTTCCAATGGAACACCAAAACAGCGATTTATTTCTTCTTTTCGGCAGTTTTGCGGGCTTTATTACCTGTTTTCTGCCATTTCGGCAACATTTCGGATAAGGCCATAATGTAGAACTGTGCGATAATATCCCGTGTATCATCGGGCAGGGTTTCAAACTGTCGGATGATGTCCTGCCGCATCTTGGCGGGGTCGGATGTCTGGGTGCGCCGGATGGGCATTTGCTTGCTTTTCACAAAATTACTTCCTCGTATTATAAAGTAGTAGTTATTAGAGTCCCTCTCCAAGGACAAAATGCTACAATAGACAAGGTGCTGTGGATTGGTTTAAACCTCCTACCG